GACGTCGTGTCCAAAGAAAAGTAAAGTTTAAGCCTACGCTTTACATCCCATCAAACAAAGAATTAGGTTGGAAGTCTATAGACGGTCGCGATGTGGCTCCTATGACCTTTGACTCTATGCGTGATGCTAAAGAATTCTCAGAACGCTATAAAGATGTTTCCGACTTTAAAGTATACGGTACACAAAACTATATTCACCAATATATTACAGAATGCTTCCCCGACGAGTTAGTATTTAATCGTTCCTTTATAAACGTTTGCTCTATAGACATCGAGGTAGAGTCGGATGACGGCTTCCCTTACCCTGAAGATGCCTTAAAGCCAATTAATGCTATTTGTGTAAAGAATAATGTAGACAACATCTATCACGTCTGGGGCTTAGGCAAATACTCTGTTGCCAATTCAGAACATGGTGACAAGATTAAGATTAACTATACCGAATGTGCTTCAGAACGGGAACTACTTACTAACTACCTTAATTGGTGGTCTCGCGAAGAAAATTGCCCAGATGTAGTAACAGGCTGGAACTCTAGGCTATTCGATATACCTTATATCGTTAATCGTATTGGTCGAGTATTTGGCGAAGATACTGCTAAGCAGCTTAGTCCTTGGGGATTAGTCCAGTATAAGCAGATTGCTATCAAAGGTAAGCAGATGGATACCTACGATATATCTGGCGTTCAGCAAATGGATTACCTTGATCTATTTCAAAAGTTTGGCTATTCATACGGTGCTCAAGAATCTTATAAGCTAGATCATATTGCTCACGTAGTCCTGGGGGAACGTAAAGTAGACTATTCTGAATTTGGTTCTCTCTATACCCTATATAAAGAAGATCACCAAAAGTTCATTGACTATAACATTAAAGACGTAGAGCTTATCGATCGATTTGAAGAAAAGATGGGCTTGATTACGTTGGCTATGACCATAGCATATAAGGGTGGTGTAAACTACTCTGACACCATGGGTACAACCGCTATATGGGATTCGATTGTATTTCGCGAGCTTAAGCGTCGTAAGGTAGTCCCACCACCTATGGAACCTAAGCAGACCCGATCTTTCGCTGGTGGGTATGTTAAAGCCCCACAAATTGGACTACACGATTGGGTGGTTTCATTCGATCTTAACTCGCTTTACCCTAACCTTATTGTCCAATATAATATGTCACCCGAAACACTTCAACCCGAAGTTCTCGAAGGCGGTGTGGACTACTATCTAGAAAAAACCGATAAGGTTAACTCGAAGCATTCTGTTGCAGCTAACGGATCTACATATACTAACGAGAAGCAGGGTGTACTTCCAAACATCATTGTTAACTACTATAATGAGCGTAAAGAAGTTAAGAATAAAATGCTTGAAGCTAAGCAGGCATACGAAAAAGAACCATCCATTAAGTTAGAAAGGGAGATAAACCAGCTAGAAAATCGTCAAATGGCTATTAAAATTCTACTCAATAGTCTCTATGGTGCTATCGGTAATGCTTACTTCCGCTACTTCGATCTACGTGTAGCAGAAGGTATTACCCTAACCGGTCAGTTAGCTATTCGCTGGGCGGAAAAGGCAGTCAATGCTGAAATGAATAAAATACTTGGAACTGAGGACGCTGATTATGTTATTGCCATCGATACTGATTCTGTTTATGTTAATTTTGGAAAACTGGTTAACAAGTTTGACCCTATTGACCCAGTTGAATTTCTCAATAAGATCTGCTCTGATCATTTCGAACCATTATTCGAACGATCCTATGCAAGCATGGCTCAGATGATGAATGCCTATGATAACCGTATGGTTATGGCTCGAGAAGCTATAGCCGATATCGGTATCTGGCAGGCTAAGAAACGCTACATCCTTAATGTACACAATAACGAAGGTGTACAATATTCTGAACCTAAACTTAAAATTATGGGCATCGAAGCTATTAAGTCTTCAACCCCTGCAGAAGTTCGTAAAGCTCTAAAAGATATATTCAAAGTAATTGTAACTGGTTCTGAACCTGCTACCCAAAAAGCTATAGCAGACTTCAAAGACTATTTCCTAACCTTGCCACCAGAAGAAGTATCGTTTCCTCGTGGGGTTAACGATATGACCAAGTGGAAGAACAGCCAGACCATATATGCTAAAGGCTGCCCCATACACGTCCGCGGCAGCTTGCTCTATAACAAAGCTGTACAAGACAAGGGTCTAGAAAAGAAGTATGAACTTATTAAGAACGGGGAAAAAATTAAGTTCTGCTACCTTAAGACCCCTAATACCCTCAGAGAGAATGTTATATCCTTCCCTATGTATTTCCCACCAGAATTACAACTCACACAATATATAGACTATAACAAGCAATTCGAAAAGACATTCCTGGACCCAATTATACCTATCCTAGAATGTATTGGTTGGACCCACGAAGAAGTAAACACACTTGAATCTTTCTTTGGATAGGGTATACATTTCTGTAAATTTATGGTATAATAGTTATATTATTAAGGAGTATATGAATGACAAGTAAATGGGTACAAGATATAAATGACATGCATCGTAAGTTTGGTGTGCATGATTGGGTAGCTAAAAAAATTACTGCTAAAGATAAAGATGCTTTGGCTGAATTCCTACGGTTTCGAATCGCATTCCTTCGCGAGGAGCTTGACGAAACCTCTAATGCTTATAATATAGCAGACAATGAAGAAGTTGTGGATGGTCTTATCGATCTTTGTGTTGTGGCTATAGGTACGCTAGATGCATTTGGTATCGATGCAGACGAAGCCTGGAATCGTGTCCATGCTGCTAATATGTCTAAAGAGCCTGGAGTCAAAGAGTCTCGACCCAATCCTTTGGGTTTACCAGATCTTATGAAGCCAGAAGGTTGGGAAGCACCATCACACGAAGGTAACCATGGGTATCTCCCTCACACTATTTAATTCTATTTGGGATAATAAGACCCATAGAAATATGGATTGCTCGGATTTTAACGAATTCGAAAAGCTCCTCTATGACTTATCAAAAATAGAAAGAAAGGATAAGAAGTCCGCACAGCTAATATCACCAGCTACCTATATTAAAGACACAACACGTGCTAATAAAAATGTAGAAAAGTGGGGTGGTTGGGCTGCTGTAGACGTAGATGATCTCGATTGTACTATGGAGAACTTACATGACATACTTAATGATCGTGTTGGTGACTGGAAATATATTTGTTACTCTACAGCTAGCTCTACGCTTGATAAGCCAAAGTTCAGACTCGTCTTCAGTCTTGACCAACATATTGACTCGGATAAAATACAACACTTCTGGTTTGCACTCAATACCCACCTTGAGTCAATGGGAGATAGACAAACTAAAGACTTATCAAGAATGTACTATATACCTGCAACGTATGCTGGTGCTAACAATTTTATCTTTACACATCCTGGTAATGATATCGCTGTCACTGAGCTTTTATTAAAATACCCATTTGCAACTAAGAAATCCGGTAATACTCTATTTGATAGACTTCCGGAAGATATGCAGAAAGAAATTATTCAACATCGTAAAGATCAGATGGAGAATAGGAATATTCGCTGGACATCCTATCGTGATTGCCCTTTTGTAAACAAGAAGTTAATCGGTGAATATAAGTCTATATCTGAAACCGGCTGGTATCACAAAATGTATCAGCTTATGGTATCGATATCTGCTAATGCTTTAAAGCAAGAGTATCCTATTACTGTTCAAGAAGTTGTAGATCTTTGTAAAGAACTAGATCTTGAGACTGGTAATTGGTATGCTTCTCGCCCACTTGATAAGGAGGCAGAACGAGCTATAGAGTTCGTTTATTGTAATGTATGATGGAATTTAATGCAGCACTAGATATAGATCCTGTAGTTCTTCGCGATCGTGCGCTAGAAGAATCTAAGCAGATATATTCTACTGAGTCTACTCGTCGTGGTAGGTCCCTCGAGGAAATAATGGTATCTAGCATGTATGGTCTCGCTGCTGAGGTATATCTTCTACAGGAAGGATACGTTGACGATGACAGACCATACAAAGATTTATTTGAGCCTGTTTCAATGGGTAGTTCCCCAATCGAAGTCAAAGTAACAGCAGGGACATATTATGTTCCCTATGTTATTAATAGGGCAGAAAAGTGCGCTTCAGAGTCTTGGAGGGATTACCCAGAAAAGCTCTATATCTTTATAGGGGACAAAGAAACCCTAAACTATTATCTTGAAGGCATCTACAATTGGGATGGTTTACATTTCGTTAAAGATGTGGTATAATATACTATTGTTAATGGAGAACATATATGAAAGAATCATTAAAGGTACTACAAGAATGTGCCGAAATCCAAGCTAAGAAATCTAACGATTATCAGAATCCCAACTCCCGTATAGTCCAAGCAGATTACTACCCACGCGGCGTATCGACTATTCTCGATATTATCCACGGTAAAGTCTTGCGTCTACGTTCTGTTACAGAAGCTATGGAACTAGATCCATCCTATGTTCCTAACTTCGAATCAGTAGAGGATTCAGCTAAAGACCTAATCAACTACGCTTCTTTCTTAGTAGCTTATTCTCGGGGTCAGATCCCAGGCCAAGACCCATCCAAGGACTTCCTAAATCGTCCGCTACAAGCCGCTAGCACAGAGACCCAGGTCTCGATCCATATTGTTCAGTTACGATCTGTGACGAAATAGGGGGTTCTCAATGGGCCCTATTTACGGTATAATACTCTCGTAAATTAAACAAAGGACCAAGAAATGGCAATCGAAAGAATAGATCTTAACAAAGGCTCGAGACTCCGCTCATTCTACTACGGTGACGAAGATTATAGATTTATTGGATCTACTAATAAGCTAGCTTGTTACGCTTATGTTCAAGATGAAGTCATGATGGAAATAGTCTTTGTTTCTCCTAAGAACGAAAAGTGTGGCTATACCGTTTGTGAAATCCAGCTATCACGTGGTAACGATGAAAATCCAGTTTGGTCAGTCGATCTTACTCGTGTAGATATTCGATTCCAAGGACACGGTCTAGTCCCTAAGTTTTATCGCTATCTTATTTCTAAGCTAGGTATTACTCTCCAAGCTGGCTCTTGTCAGTCACCCGGTGGACGTATGATCTGGGCTCAGTTATCGGATCTTGATAATGTATTAGTTTATGCTAAGACTAAGAATGGCAAATCTTACCGTGTAGATATTAACGACGAAGGCACAGAGTTAATAGCCAAATCTCGTTACCACCTCTATGATGGTTCCTCCAATATTCAACTCTTTGCTTATGCTTCGTAACGATCTATTACGATCTAGGGGTTTACTTACATATTCCCCTATGGTATAATGGTTATATTAAATTGATTAAGGAAATATATTATGGGTTCTATAGATTACAATAACAACTTTAAAGTGGGTGATATGGCTGCAGATGCGGTTCTTCTCAAATTTCAATCTCGAGGTTTGGATAAAATCGATGCTGCTTATCCAGCGGTAGGTTCACTCTCTGTTTACATTGGTGAAATGCTAAACATTGCTCAATCCTTTGATCCGGAGATTCACTCCCAACTTAAGGAATACATCAATGCTCGAACAGATGCTGCTCTAAAAGAAAAGATTGATAAGCTTACTGCTCGGAGCGGTGAATAGTGGAGCTATTTGATTATCTTTGCCAGATTATTATAACTGGTACCGGTTGCTACTCCCTACTTGCTGTCGGATCACCCGATCCCAAGTATAGGAAATTGGCTGGTATCGTTGGACTAATTGGCCAACCTTTTTGGCTAGCAACTTCTATTATTAATGGCCAATTGGGATTACTAATTCTGGTCTTTGTTTACGGATTTTCCTGGATTCGAGTAATTATTACAAGCTCTCGCCAGATCCAATCAGAAAAAATGAATAGGATATCATTATGAAATCTAGACCTAAAGACAATCGCGACTATGATCGCGATGCTAAAAAGCTAGTTGATAAACTTAACCTAAATCATAAGTATGAAATGTACGAAATTGTTACTGGTAAACTTAAGCATTCATATCATCTTGATGAAAAACGTGTAAAAGAGCTAGAAGCAATTCGCGATGCTATTGAGAATACCTATAACATTGACGAGCCTAGACTCCTTGGAATTAAAAGGGGCCTTGGAGAAATGGCAGAGCACGCTAAACCCTAGGAAAATATAATGACAGCAGAAATCTTACAATTTACTAATCATTGGAATCCTTATACCTTTGATCAGTTCACAATTACTTGGGAGAATCTTGGATTATCCTATGAGGGGACATTACAGATATCCCTAGCACTAGAATTTTATCAGTAGATAAAATGATGTACATACTTTTAAAAGTATGGTATAATAGTACTATCTTAAAACAACTTAAGATAATTTAATATTAATATATAAAGGTAAAACTGAAATGACTAAAGTAACTAAAGAATCAAAAGTATTGGCAGCACTCCAGGCAGACACAGCTAAAGGCCTAACTGCAGCTCAGATGACATCACGCTTTGGAGTTGCTAATCCCACAGCAACGGTCTCAGCTCTTCGTCAGAAAGGCTATGCAATCTACGCTAACAGCCGTACTAACAAAGGTGGAGAGACTCGTACTTTTTATCGCTTAGGTACACCAACTAAAGCAGTGATTGCTGCTGGCTACAAAGCTCTTGCAGCAGGCTTTGTTGCTACTGTCGCCTAGTAGGCTAACCACCCGGGATTGGAGGAAAAACCTCCAATCCTTTTTTAGCGAGGATTACTAATGAATAGAGTATCAGGTCGTACAATTAACGAAGGCTTAAAATCACTTCGTCGTACGCTTCTTGAACAAGGATACGAAATCAAAACCGAAAGATGGCAAGGTACAGAAGAACCTCCCGTCTTCCTAGAAATTCTGCATGCAGACTTAGTAGCTCCTATGTACCCTACACAAGAATTAGCATCAAGCGGTTGCAATGCTACACAGCCTTGGGCTAACGTTCACTTTGAAGAACGCGTGTCTGGTATACCACACAACCCTCCTCCCTCTCATACTATGTGGCTTAAAGATACGGAAAAATATCTTTCTAATGAAGCTTTTAGCCATTCCTATCCCGAAAGAATGTGGTGCGATCGTGACAAAGATGGCATTCGATTTAAGTGGGGTAACTTATACACAGCGGTGAAACTCTTACAGAAAGAGCCTAATACCCGACAATGTTATATTCCTATGTGGTTCCCAGAGGATCTTACTGCAGCCGAGCAAGGTGAACGTGTACCTTGTACCTTTGGCTGGCACTTCATGCTACGTGGTGGTGAATTACATTGCTCATACCATATGCGTTCGTGCGACGTAGTACGGCATTTACACAACGATCTATTCTTTGCAAACTCCTTAGCTTTATGGCTTATAGATAAGTCTGGTATCGAAGCAGTTCCTGGTTATCTTCACTTCTCAGCCACTTCATTACATTGCTTTGCCAACGATCGTTATACCTTGGAGAAATTAACTAAATAATGTGTGGACTTATAGCAGCTAAAAACACTAGTCTAGACCTTAAGAAACTTATTAACAAGATGTCCTATCGTGGTATAATTGGTTATAAGGGGTATGCTAATATTATTACAGGTATAGATGAAAATTTTAGTCTATGCCACTATAGCTTACCCTTTGTTAACTTAGATCCTAATGTTGCTATTCAACCAGTCTATACAGATAATAGTTACACTCGCCCTTCTCTATTTGTAGGGGAAATATTTAACTATAAAGAAATAGGAGATCAGCCTACAGATGGTCTATGCATATCCCATGCATTCCACAATTCTGATAATTGGATAGATGAGTTTCATAAGTTCGATGGCTTCTGGTCATTTGTTACAATTCTCGATGGGGACATAATAGCAATAACAGATTACCTATCACAAAAGCCAATCTACTATCGTACAGATACAGAAGCTTTTGCATCGGAAATAGATGTACTAAAAGACTTTGGTCCGGTAACTCCCAACGAACTATTCTTATCGAACACCCTTAAGTGGGGTTATGATCCAACAGGCTTAACCCCATGGAATGAAATTAAGCAAATCCCACCAGGATGTTACTACCACAAAGGTAATATCCACCAATATTGGGATTGGTCAAAGGTTGATCGGTCTGATTCGTTACGATCAGATCTCAAAAAAGCTACTGAGCTTAGACTCGGTGGAGAACGTGAGGTATCTATTCTGCTATCTGGTGGCTTAGATTCTTCTATCATATATGGGTTAATCAAAGAACTTGGTCGTGATGTTAAAGCTATTCACGTAGAAAATCACGAAAAAGACTTTGCTTCCCTAATGACGCAAGACTTGATTGAAGTAACACTTGATGATGTATCAGATGAAGATTCAGTTCGTATACACCAAAGCCCGGTGGATCTAGGTTCAGTTAAGCCACAAATAGCTATGGCTTCAAAGCTAAAAGACTTAGGATTCCATGCTGTTATGACTGGTGATGGTGCAGACGAACTGTTCGGTGGTTACAGACGTGCAGAACAATACGATAGTCAGTATTCAGATGTATTCTGCGAACTACCCTATTATCACCTGCCAAAACTAGATCGGACTATGATGTATTATACAGTAGAACTCCGATCGCCATTCCTAGCACCGTCAGTTGTTAAGCATGCCCTAGACCTCCCCTATGAAATGCGTAAGGGCATTAAACAAAAGCTTATTGACGAATTCGCTTACCTACTACCTACCGAAATACTCGAACGACAAAAGCATCCCCTTAAAACAGATTCAATTCGTAAAGATCCTATGTCCCAGCGAATTGCTAATAATGAAATATGGAAAAATCTATGAAAAAATACATATGGGATCTTCGCTATCTCAAATTGGCAGAACATATATCAGATTGGTCTAAAGATTCTACTGGTATCGGATCAGTAGCTATAGGAGATCAAGGCCAGGTATTAGCTCAAGGCTATAATGGATTCCCCCGCGGAGTAAAAGATAGCCAGGAGAGATATGACGTTAAAGAGGAGAAGTATAAATTTGTAGTCCATTCAGAAATGAATGTTATCTACAATGCATCATATAATGGTGTATCACTTAAAGGATCAACCCTGTATGTCTGGGGATTGCCAGTCTGTTCTGAATGCGCTAAGGGTATTATCCAGACCGGTATTAAAAGAGTGGTTATGAGTAAAAGGGATAGAATAAGCACTCTACCATTATCTGATAAGTGGAGAGAGTCATTTGACCTTACCAAAATCCTATTCGAAGAAGCTGGTGTAGAATGGGAATTTGTGTAATAGGGATGTACAAATATTCAAAGATGTGGTATAATGGTACCATAAACAAACAAAGGTAATTTATATGTCAATAATGGATAAACTCAAAAAGAATTCTAAGGTCAAAGAAACTCAGATCTTAAGTAAGTCAAAGTTCTTTACAGATAAGGATATGATAACAACAGATGTGCCCATGATTAACGTGGCTCTTTCTGGTGATATTGATGGTGGACTAACACCGGGCCTTACGGTTCTTGCTGGTCCATCTAAGCACTTCAAGACCTCATTTGCTCTTGTTATGGCTTCAGCTTATCTAAACAAGTATCCCGATTCTGTTATGTTGTTCTACGATTCTGAGTTTGGTTCACCCCAATCTTATTTCGAGTCTTTTGGTGTAGACCCAGCACGGGTTCTTCATACCCCTGTGGCTAACGTCGAAGAGCTTAAGTTTGACCTAATTAATCAGCTAGAAGAAATATCAAGAGAAGACAAAGTAATTATTGTTATAGACTCTATCGGTAACCTAGCATCTAAGAAAGAATTGGATGATGCTATTAACGAGAAATCAGTTGCTGATATGTCACGTGCTAAAGCACTTAAGGGTCTATTTCGAATGTCAACCCCTTACTTGACTATGAAAGATATCCCAATGCTAGCTATCAATCATACCTATCAAGAAATGGGTCTATTTCCTAAAGCAATCGTTTCAGGCGGAACTGGCATCTACTATTCAGCAGATAATATCTGGATTATCGGGCGTCGCCAGAATAAGAAAGGTACAGATGTAGTAGGATACGACTTTGTTATTAACGTTGAAAAGTCAAGGATGGTTAAAGAAAAATCCAAAATCCCAGTAACAGTATCATGGGAAGGCGGCATTGAAAAGTACTCTGGTCTACTTGAGATTGGTCTTGCTGGTGGATACGTACAAAAACCTTCTAACGGTTGGTACTGCCGCGTAAACAAAGATACGGGTGAAATGGTAGAACCTAAGGTTCGTGAAGCTCAAACCTTAGAAGCTGAATTCTGGAATCCAATCTTTAAAGAGTCCGACTTTAAAGACTTTGTTAAGCAACATTATACGATTGGTCATCGGTCAATGATTTCCGAAGATGAATTTGATAGTTTACTTGAGGGAGAAAATAGTGTATAATAGTATATCGAAACATGATTATCAGCAAATATCTTATATAGAAGATAGTGATCATGATTCATTTAAGATACTAACAGGTAGGTATTCTGGCACTATAGTAACCTATGGTAAGATAGCATTAACAGAACCTACTAATGGTGGTGAAGATGCAACTCTATCATTTGAGTATACTGTTAACGAATCTAATCTAGATTCTGAAGAAACGGAATCCCAGGAGTTCAAAACATATCTTGGGGATATGCTTCAATTAGTTATACAGGAAGCCCTAGAAGAAAAGAACTTTGCAATCGGAGAAAAGCCAAGTGATACAAACAGTCATTTTAAGAAATCTTATAACTAATGACGATTTTACCCGTAAGGTTATTCCCTTCTTACGTAAGGAGTATTTCGAAGGATCTCATCGTATAGTCTTCGATAAGATCCTGGAGTTTGTGGGTAAGTATAATAAGCTACCTACACCGGAATCACTCAATGTTGAGCTAGATGAATCATTCCTTAACGACCAGCAGTTTTCAGATGCTGCTGGAGTTGTCCAGGAAATATCTGCTCCTGCAGAAAATCCAGATTCAGAATGGCTACTCGAGCATACCGAGAAATGGTGTCAAGATCGGGCAATTCATCTTGCTATTATGAAGTCCATCTCTATTATTGATGGCAAAGATCCAGAAATGACTAAGAATGCACTACCAGAATTACTATCAGAAGCATTATCTGTTGGCTTTGATACTAATGTCGGTCACGATTACTTAGCAAATGGCGAAGAAAGATATGACTTCTATCATCAGGTAGAAGATAAAATCCCATTTGACTTAGATCGATTCAATGAGATTACTAAGGGTGGTTTACCTAAAAAGACCCTGAACATTGCATTGGCTGGTACTGGTGTAGGTAAGTCTCTGTTTATGTGTCATGTTGCTGGTTCAGTTCTGGCACAGGGTAAAAATGCACTTTATATTACTATGGAAATGGCAGAAGAAAAGATTGCAGAACGTATCGATGCTAACCTAATGAATGTGGCAATCGATCAGTTAGGTAATCTAAGCAAAGAAATGTTTACATCCAAGGTTAAGAATATCGGGGATAGGTATCAGGGTCAGCTGCTGATCAAAGAATACCCAACAGGTAATGCGCACGTTGGACACTTTAGAGCTTTGCTTAAAGAGCTTAAGCTTAAGAAAAACTTTATTCCTGATATGATTTTTATTGACTATCTAAATATCTGCGCATCTTCTCGAATGAAAGGTATGGGCGGTGCTATTAACTCTTACTCCTATATCAAAGCTATTGCAGAAGAAATCCGCGGTTTAGCTGTAGAGTTTAATGTACCTATTATGTCAGCTACACAAACTACTCGTTCTGGCTTTGCTAATTCAGATGTAGGCCTTGAAGACACATCCGAATCATTTGGTCTACCAGCAACAGCAGACTTAATGTTTGCTTTAATATCTAACGAAGAACTGGATGGATTAGGTCAAATACTGGTCAAGCAATTGAAGAATAGATATAATGATCCAGGCATCAATAAGCGTTTTGTAGTTGGTGTAGATAGATCTAAGATGAAGTTATTTGACGTTGAGCAATCCGCTCAAATGGGTTTGACAGATGCTGGTCCTACAACTAATACCAATTATGGTTCTACAAAATATGAGGGGTTCAAAGTATGAACGTAAAGTTAGTTAGTTATTCTAAAGCTACTGGCGAATATAATTTTAATGATGGTACTGAATTGCAGGATCTAATTGCTTATTGCGCTAGAGTATCGAATCCTTCCGGACAAAGTAATACTGCTACAAATGAAAAATTACTTAGGTATCTTGCTAAACATAAACATTGGTCTCCATTTGAAATGGTTAGTGTATGTCTTGAAATAGAAACTACCCGGGATATAGCTCGTCAGATCCTTCGCCATCGATCATTTTCATTCCAGGAGTTTAGCCAGAGATATGCTGATCCTACAGAAGATCTACAATTTGAAATTCGTGAAGCTAGACTCCAAGATACAGAAAATCGCCAGAACTCTATAGACATAGATGAGCTATCCGGCCCGGAAGGACAACAACTACAAAAAGATTGGCATGCAATTCAATATCAGGTTATCCATGAAGCTAAGATGGCTTACCGATGGGCAATAGAGAATGGCATTGCTAAAGAACAAGCTCGAGCAGTACTACCAGAAGGTAACACTGTGTCTCGGCTTTATATGAACGGAACCCTACGATCTTGGTTGCATTATATTGAACTACGTGCTTCAAATGGGACACAAAAGGAACACATTGAAATAGCTAAAGCTTGCGGAGAAAGTATAGCTAAGGTATTTCCTTCTATCGTTGAAATGGTGAATCAATAATGAAACTAATATCTACATACTGGCGAGACTCGGATAACTCTACTGCGCAAGTTCACGGTAATGATGAAGACGGTTATACTATACAGTATTATGATTCTTCTGGAATGTTTATAGATAAGGAATCTTTCCCTGGGAAAAATCTTAGATTTCATGAAGATGCAGCAGAGAACTGGGCACTTGGAATAAAGCCACTACCCTTATAGGTGATAATATGCTACGCGAAATAACTTGGCCAGATGGTATACCCCTACACTATGAAGCATACCTTAAACTTGATGACGATCCAGTTAGGCCGCATATACCTAAGCTTGTAAGGTACTCCAAGAATAGAAATACGTATTTTCTTACAGATGAAGAAGATAAAAAAATAATAGCTATTGTTTGTTTATCTAGAAATAATGTTCATGCTACTTCTGAAGAAGATCTTTTTTTGTATTCTGAAATAGAAAAAGAAAATACGTTTGTGCACCTCTATACTATATGGAGCTATAGCAAAGGGTCTGGAAGAGATCTTGCTCTCCAAACAATAGAAGCTATAAAGGATCGTTGGCCTCAAGTAAAAAGAATATTAACACTAAGCCCTAAAACGGAAATGGCAAGAAAATTCCATTTGTCTAATGGAGCTATTGAGTTAAGTGTTAATGAGGAATCAGTTAATTTTGAATATGAGATATAGCATATGTTTTTAGAATGGTGGCAAATAGGATGCGTATTTATTTGGTGGCTTTTATCAGTATTTGGTATAGCTCGTATGGAAAGGCAAAAATCCTTCTCTCTTGGATTGGGAATGGGAGTTAAGTATACTCTCCAATGGGTTCGAGACGAGAAGATAACTTATACTGGTATTTGTGAAAACCTTATTAATGATTTAAACAGTGGTAAAGTAAAAATAGAGGATTTTGAATAATGTACGAATATAGAGCAAAGGTAATTAAGGTAGTTGATGGGGACACCGCTGACGTAGATATCGATCTAGGCTTCGACGTAGTTCTTAAAAAGCAAAGAATCCGTTTTATGGGTCTGGATACACCGGAGTCAAGAACATCAGATCCTGTAGAAAAAGTATATGGTAATCTTGCTAAGGACTTTGTTAAAAAGTTCCTTGTAGTAGGGCAATATACCACCCTTAAGACCTTCAAAGACGACCGTGGCAAGTTCGGTAGGGTTCTTGGAGACTTCTCAGTATATGATGCAGAGAAGGACCGCTACGTGGATCTTACAAAGCTTATGATTGAAAAGCATATGGGTGTACCATATCACGGGCAAAGCAAAGATGATATTGAAGAAGAGCATCTTAGGAATAGGGAAATACTTAAGGAGCAGCTTATTACTATCTAGTTGCGATCTGTTACGATCTTTTTTCTTTAATAAAAACAATGGCTTATGGGATTAGTTTTCATAAGCCATTGTTCTGTATAGAGTTTTTATTTTCGGGGGAGGGGGTTCTCAAAGGCCTTAAATGTTGATATAATACTCACATAAATTAGGAAAAGGAGCAAAGCTATGAACTATACCAAGTATCCCTGTCAGGTTGAGATGGTTAAATATCACCTAGGTAAAGGAGGCATGACCAAAGAGAATGCTGGCTTTATGACATGGAACGATGCATGCGAATGGGCAGGGTCAGTTACATTGAGCCATAATGTGCCTTACGTTGTACTGGAGCTTCGAAACTTAATCACTAACGAATTGGAGAAATTCTAATGAAGAGAACATCAGAATCATATATTACAACGCTTGACTTTCAATCTGGACGTGATATTGAAGCTTTAGAGATTATTCGCAAAACTGTTTCCCTTGCAAATGCTTCTTCTGACGTTAAGTCTCGTGTTCGTGTAGCCCTTCGTGGTAAAAGCGGATACGATCAATTTGGTAATCTTAATGGTGGAATAGCTTCTGCCACTCACGCTGATATTTACATTTATAGGGTATAGAATGACTGAAGAAGAGCATGATGAAGCAAAAGCTATAATGGGATTAGTTTTACTCAGTGGAATTGTTATAGGAGCTGGAATTCATTACTTGGTCTCTGGATTTATATGATTATTACAAATTACGAAGGTAAAACAAATAAGAGAGAACGCAAGATTATTGATGATCTGGCTATTCTTGTTTCTGAAAAGTACTTTCCCCGACATAAGGTTCAAGTTACCTTTAAGATGATGCCTTCATTGGAAAAAGATGAGCATATCCAGGGTGATACTATATGGGAGGATAACGATAAAGAAGAAAATGAATTCTTTCCCGTATCAAGAGGTAGCAGACCCCGGTGTTTTACTATTCGTATGCAAAAGGGATATGACTACGAGACCCTTATTACCCTTGTAGCCCACGAGCTTGTTCATGTTAAGCAATATGTACTTGGCGATCTCCGTAATATTTACAACCCACATAAGATAGAATATAGGACCATCTATAAAAATAGAGATGTTACCAATTGGGCTTATATGAAGAGACCTTATGAAAAAGAAGCTTATCGATTACAAGAAAAGCTCAAGGATGAGTACCTAAAAACACATAAATAGTACTATCAATAAGAGATTGAGACCACTATGAAAAAATTTACTAAGTTTCTTTCTGAACAGCCAGAGGTCATAAGTGAAGCACCAGTTGCTTTAAGACCCGCAGAGCTTAAGAAGCCTAATGGTAAAACGGGAGAATCCAGGATTGAGATTCTTCGTAAAGCTACCATTTCTGGTACGCCTCTCGTTACAACTGACTTAAAAACAGTTGAGATTGCAAATACCCACGACAATCTAGAGCGTATAGCAAAGTTTGCTGACGATCAAAAGCCTATTACCCTTATTACTAAGGCCGGAGAAGAGATTACTTCTTCTCAGCTAGCTAAGACAGCATTATTTGGCGGTGGTGGCGGAGCAGGAGGCGGTACAGAAAACACTGCAGTTACAGAATCAGCTCAATGCCTCTGGTTAGCAGCAATGCTTAAACATGGAATACAGAATATTGAATACTATACACCTGATATTCTAAAGGGTGTAATGAGTCGTGTAGATGTAGGTAAAACAACATTTAAAGAAATGATGGATATAGACTCATCTTGGCAATACTCGGCATACGAGTCTGCTAAAAAGATAATCAAGGAAGGATACGTCAACTCTAATCATAGATTTCATCGCGGATCTCCCGCAATGATAGCGATATATGCTACAAAAACAAGAGCGTTTAAGAATTCAGAGCTTAAGGTATTATCAGACGATAAATGGAATCCAGGCGATATCTGGGCAGTTGAGTCTCCGACCTATATAAAAGATAGCCTGGATGATAGTTCAGTAGCAGCACTCAATAATTCAATACTCAGTTTATTTCTCGATCGTAAGCTTGTTGGTATATCTCTTAAGAAGGTTACAAAAGAGGCTAAGATTAAAGAATATAATATCTCATCATCATTAACACCTCATAAACTAGTATCAGTTGCAGTAAAATCATCTACTCGGGGAAACTTCTTTTCTAACAAAGCTGGTACAATTACTTACGATGAAGGTATAATGGACATTAGACCAAATAGCTATCTAGGAACAAATAAGATAGAAATTAAGGGTAAGACAGCTAGAGGCGGTGGAGCAGGATGGGGTGTTGTTGTAGAAGCAGCTCGTCGTTATATGGGTGCAAATATACCTCTTCATCCGGTAATTAAAAAAGCTGCAACAAAAATAGCAAAAGGAGATAAGAGAGAAACACAAAGGTTCTTTATTAAAGCAAAGGCCTGTGACGAATCTCTTACCTATGATTACTTCCTTGAGCAAATAGAACAAAAAGATGCCGGCTGGGTATCTGCTAAGCTCGGAGCGGTGGAGGTTTGCTATGCTCTTATTAAAAATAAAGGAACAAAAGCAAATAACTTTGTTAACTCTATTGTTAACTATGCAGCATCTAAATCAGAAGATTCATCAGCATTTATAAAGGTATACCAATAATGATATCATTCGGAACTTATATAACCGAACAAAAAAATACCCATATGACCCACCTAGAAGACCAGGTGATTTATGGTGGTGTTAAAGGAGCTCGCGATGCTATTCTAGCTCTTCGCTCCCTCCGTGATATGCTTGCTGGCAGTTCTACAAAGGCCGTAGACGTTACAGTTAAGTGGGATGGCGCACCAGCAGTATTCGCTGGTATTGATCCAAGTGACGGGCAATTCTTTGTTGCTAAAAAAGGTATCTTTAATAAGAATCCTATGGTTTATAAAAACCATGCTGAGATCGAAGCAGATACGTCTGGTGATCTACAAGCTAAGCTTAAGATTGCATTTACTGAAATGAGTAAGCTTGGTATAACAGGTGTAGTCCAGGGTGATGTTATGTTCTCTGGATCAGATGTAAAAACCGAAACAATTGATGGTAAGAAGTATGTAACATTCCACCCCAATACTATTGCCTATGCAGTTGATGCTGACTCAGAAGAAGCTAAAAAGATTAAAAAAGCTAAGATTGGCATAGTATTTCATACGTCTTACTCAGGCGGTACATTCGAAACTATGACTGCCAGCTATGGTGTAGATGTATCTAAGTTTAATAATGTAGATACTATATGGGCACAAGATGCTGAGTTACGTGATCTATCTGGAAATGCTACTCTTACTAAAGCCGACACAGCTGAGGTTACTGCTGCTCTGTCTCAAGCTGGTAAAATCTTCCAAAAGATTGCTGGATCTACACTAAAAGAGATAGAGTCTAATCAAGAACTAGCCCGTATGATTGAAACCTATAACAATAGCTTCCTTCGAAATAAGACAGAGGTTACTAATACAGCTAAGCACGTTACCGGTCTTATTCAATATGTGGAGTCTAAGTTTCAGAAAGAAGCAGATAAGCGTTCCACTGATAAGGGTAAGTCAGCACAATATGCTAAGCGTGACGAGCTTCTCAAGTTCTTTAATCCTAAAAATAAGGCTAACCTTAAATTAGTCTTTGATTTGCAGAAAGCTATTGCCTCTGCAAAGCTAATTATTATAAATAAGCTTAATAAGTTAAATAGTATAAATACATTTGTAAAAACGAAAAAGGGGTTTAAAGTAACCGGCCACGAAGGCTTTGTTGCTATAGACCGCATTGGAGGCGGAGCAGTTAAGTTAGTAGATAGATTAGAATTCTCTACTAATAACTTCGACCCTAATATTATAAAAGGCTGGGACTCACCGTCTCGGGGCTAATGGGAAATAAATATGTATTCTTTTAAAGACTACTTGGCTGTAGACTATACTCAAACCGGCGATGAGCTCTTAGCGCTTAAAGCTAAGAGACGTAAGCAAGATACTACTTCAGGCGACATCGGCGAAGATGACTTCGACGAAGCGCTAACAAATATGCAACGCCAAAAGGCTAAGCAAACCTTCCGTAAGAATAAAGCTAAGATTGCTCTAGGTAAAAAGAAAGCTGCCAAAAAGATAGCTTCTCCAGAGCAACTCCAAAAACGAGCAGACAAAGCAGCTCGTAATATCCTCATTAAGAAAATTACCAAAGATAAAGATAAGAGCGATTTGTCTTTTGCACAAAGAACCAATATAGAAAAGCAGCTAGATAAGAAAAAAGCTGCTATTAAAAAAATAGCTAAAAAACTCCTACCTAAACTTCGAATTGCAGACAGGGAAAAGAAAGCTGCAGCAAAGGCAGGTGGAGAAAAATAATGCCATGTTTTAAATCGTTCTCGGACTATCTAGTGGAAGAAACCAAGGAAGTAGTTTTTACCTTTGGTCGTTTTAACCCTCCAACTGTTGGTCATGAAAAACTTATTGCTAAAGTAGCTTCCGTTGCTAAGGGTAATAACTACCGAATATACGCATCTCAATCCTCAGATCCAAAAAAGAATCCTCTTGACTACGCTACCAAGATTAAGGTTATGCGTAAGATGTTTCCTAAGCACGGCCGTAACATTATCTTAGATAAGAATGTTAAGAATGCTCTAGAGGTATTAGTTCATCTATACGATCAGGGATTCACTAAGGTAACAATGGTAGTTGGATCTGATCGCGTTAATGAGTTTACTGCACTTACCAATAAGTACAACGGACAAAAGTTACGTCATGGCTTCTATAACTTTGAAGATGGCGTTAACGTTGTATCAGCAGGAGAACGTGACCCAGATGCGGAAGGCGTTGAAGGTATGTCTGCTTCTAAGATGCGTGCTGCTGCAGCTGATAACGACTTTACTTCTTTCTCTCAAGGACTACCCACGTCCTTTAAAGGTGGAAAGGACCTCTTTAATTCTATTCGTAAAGGAATGGGTATTAATGAAGCTTCTGACTTTACCAAGCATATCCAACTAGAAACAGTCTCTGAAGAGCGTGAAGCTTATGTTCAGGGTGATCTATTTTCTGTTGGTGATATTGTCTCTATTAAAGAATCAGAAGAAGTTGGCGAAATAACTATGCTCGGTGCTAACTATGTTATTGTAGAAATGTCAGACGGCAAAAAACTACGTAAATGGTTATCTTCTGTTGATCTTATTGAATCAGCTCCTACGGAAATAGATGAAGACTGGTTTACTACCCTAATTGGCAAATATACAAATGCTAAGGGATATAAGGTAGCATCAGATATACTTCAAAAGATTATAGATCGTAAGAAAAAAGAAGGACCTCTCCGCCACGACATTAACTGGTATGCAGCTAAAGTAGCTGATCAGGTTCGTGGTGTAGATGCTCGTACACTTGCCAAGATGGTTACTGAAAAAACTCGTAAAGTTATACAAGATCCTGATATTGAAGATAGAGAAGGGTCACAGACTAAGAGGTTTTTTACAGGCTTAAAAAAATCTACAAAAATTGATCGAGATAGAGAGTTCCAAAAAAGAAAAGATCTAGACGATGATGATCCAGCCGGTTATAAGCCAATACCTGGTGATGCTAAGTCTAAGACTAAACCTTCACAACATACCAGAAAGTTTAAGCAGATGTATGGCGAAGACCTATCATTTGATGAGGCTAAAAGCTCTGTAGAGACTACCCTACATAAAAAAGCAGATTCATCTGGTATGCCGTATTCAATTCTTAAAAAAGTATTTGATCGTGGCGTAGCAGCTTGGAAGGTAGGACACAGACCAGGAGCAACCCCAGCACAATGGGGTATGGCTCGAGTAAACGCCTTTGCAACTAAAGGTGATAAGACTTGGGGAAAATACGATTCAGATTTAGCAGATAAGGTAAGGGCCAGCCAAAAATGAGCAAACTACTAAAAGACCTAATGGAAAAGAAAGCAGTTAAAGCAGAGCAAACTGACGAGCCAGCATCTCAAGATGAAGCTGGTATGGCTATGGACCAAGCTAAGTTCATTGGCTATGTATCTAAAGAGATCATGGAGTATCTGCAGGGTAACAACGAATTCCCTGAATGGATGCAGAATAAGCTTACTGGTTTCCATGAGAAAGCAAAAGACATGCATGCTGTAATGGCTGGCAAATATGAGTCAGTCGAAGAGTCTCTTAATGAAGCGAACTATCAGGTAAAATCTGGTAAAGCTGCTATAGGTTCTGCAAGTTACGACGATAAAGAAATTGTTACTATAACACCACAACAAGCAAAGAAGCTTACCTCATATTTCCAAAAAAATAAAGACGGTGATATGTGGAAGAAGTTATTCCAAGGTGGTGGAAAGGGTGGGAAGGGTGCTGAGAATCAAAAAGACTTTGATTCTATGGTTGCTGGTTTAAAAGAATCCACAGAGCTTGCCGAAGCAAAAGTAACTGATACACAAATCAATAAAGTGCTTGGCCCAACTAAGAATGCTCAACAAGGCATTGAAGCATTGAAGAAAGCATTTAAAGTTAATGATGACGAAGCGAAAGCTATGATCAAACGAGTTATGCCAACTGAAGCTAATCGTGGATCAGACTCATACCGAGTTAAGTACAAAGGTGATATTAATACTGTCCGTGCTGATAGCCCTGAAGATGCTTTGAAGAAGTCTATGAAGGCTTTTGGTATTGGCTCGATGAACAAAACAGATTACATGAAAAATGCATCTGCAATTTCAGAAGCAATTGATATGTCTAAAGCTGGCAAATACGCTAGAGTTATGGATCCAAAAACAAGAGAAATAAAGAAAGTCCTTAAAACAGATTTGAAAAAATATGTCGATAAGGGTTGGACCCATATGACCCAGTTAAAGAATCGATTAACAAAAGAAGAAGCCTTAGAAGAAAAGCTAGAGGTTTCAGATGGACTTGATCAGTGGATTAAAGACTTCCAAGCATCAGATGCACCACAGTTTAAAGACCAATCTAAAGAAGAGCGTCGTAATATGGCAATCGCTGCTTATCTTTCTGCTAAGCGTAAATTAAAAAAAGGCGGGAAAGAAACTGAAGAGTCTACTAAAGCATACGGTAAGTCTATGGATAAGTCTATGGACGATAAAAAGAAAGCAAATATCTCATCAAAAGATAAGAAAACGCTTTCTAAGTTAGCCGATCTTATGGCAAAGGAAAAAGGTAAAAAATGAGAAACTTCTCATCTTACCTAAACTTCGAATATCATTTAGATAACGGAATACCTTTGCACGAGAATGTGTTTAGGGTAGGTTCCGAAGCATATTATGAATTGTTTAACGAAGCAAGATGCCGTATTCAAGAAGGTAAGTATATACCCGAAGGTATTGACAAAGAATTATTAGAAACGGATATTGGTCTATACGATATGTACGAAGACAATCATATACCACTTGATTGTCCAATGATCGAGGAAGAAAAAGACGTAGAGCTTAACTCTCCTAAGCGTGGGGGAAATAAAAAGTTCTATGTCTACGTTAAGAATGACAAGGGTAATGTTATTAAAGTATCTTTTGGTCAACCTGGTATGTCTGTAAATATAGACGATCCAGATGCTCGAGCATCTTTTGCAGCTCGACACCAGTGCGATCAAAAGAAAGATAAAACCAAGCCTGGTTATTGGGCTTGTAGATTACCATACTATGCTAAACAACTAGGCTTATCAGGTGGTGGAAACTTCTTTTGGTAAAGCCATATATTGATTGCGAGGATAATCGAACATTTCCTATAGATGTCTTAGAAGAAGATCTGGTCTGGCATCGGGATAAAGAAGACAGAACCATTAAGGTTTTGGAAGGATCAGGCTGGAAGTTTCAATACGATAATGGCCTGCCATTTGAGCTAAAGTTAGAAGATGAAGTCACCATTCAAAAAATGGTATATCATAGACTAATTAGGGGGATATCCCCCTTAAAAATAAAAGTAATCAGAGGATCAAATGGCTACTAGAAGACCAACAGCTGCTGAGGTAATATCTCAGATGCAAGAGCATATTAGCAGGGATGAAGGAAGATTAGATCGTATTGAAAGTAAAATCGATAAGCTAGCAGAAACCATGGTTTCTCTCGCTCGTGCTGAAGAAAAACTAATTTCTTTAGAAACTGATCGGATTACTATTGCTGAAAGATTAAATAAACATTCTGATAGAATAGATAAAGTAGAAAGTAAAGTAGAAAAGAATGAAGGAACACTAAGCGTAATAGGTAAAGTGTTTTGGATTTGTTTAACCGCATTTGCCGGCGCAGCAGCTGTGCAATATTTAATATAAATTTAGGAGATAGTAATGAAAGACTATAAGAATAATCCAGTTGCTGCAGCATACGTGGCAATGTACGAAAAGAAAGTAGTAGAACGTGCATCTTGGGTCCCGGAAGAAATTACTGACGAAGGTGCAGCTGAGTTCATGGGTGCTGCTGCTAACGCTGCTAAGAAAGGCGACAAGACTTTTAAGTTTGGTGATAAAGAATACAAGGTCACCATGAAGAAAGATACTGTTGATGCTATTACTAAAAAAGAAAGCGTCAAGGAAGAAGATGAAGTTGAAGTGTGCGAAGAGTGCGGCAAAGTTCACGAAGGTGCTTGCGAATCAGGCGATAAGAAAGATAAAAAAGAAATGGACGAAGTAGCCGAGCCAGAAGCAAAAGGCGAGAAAGACTTCAAAGATATGCACACTAAGAACACTAAAAAGTCTGGTGAAAAAGACGACGGTACTGTTGTTAAAGAAACTACCGATATCGATGAAATATCTAGCACAACCATTGCTAATTACATTAAAAAATCGGGTAAAGATAGCAATACGCAGATTAATAGAGCAAAAAAAGCTCAAGGTTCTGGAGATCTTGAAAAAGCTAAAGATGCATCGCGTAGATTTGGCTCTCGAATGAAAGGCCAAGCACGGGCTATAGATAAGCTAGTCAATAAAAATGCAGATGCTGGGGCAAACAAAAGAATTAAAAGATCTCCTGACTATAGCTCATAGGGGTAATATGTAGTGGCACAATATAGCGTAAATCGTAAAGCTCATTACCACGCCGGGAACTCTGATGTTCACGAAGTGGTAATGATGTCTGATAAAGATGGTAACATCATTAACTCCGCTGGTGCTAGTTCTAATATTAATATTGCTCAAGGCTTGGTTGATGGATGGGCACATATTAATAAGTTCGGATTTAATCCAACGATTGGATCTGGCTCT